ACGGCTCCAACTACGTTCATTGTTCATTTTGATACTTGAAAAAATTATGACGTTGAATTGTCGCGCTTTTCTGCTGTAATCACTAAAAACCTTTGCCTTCCAATTTCTGAAATGGCCTTAATATCGTATTCGTTCGAGTTGTAAGAAAGCCGCATTGTTTCGTCAATCGTAAGCCCGTAACGAACCGTGAATTTTACGATATTATAAGCTACCACCTGTTGATCTTCGCCCCTCATTCCTTCGTCACTTTGCAGGGTGTATTCAATACGCGCCCACATTCCCTCTTCAGGCGTTGCCCATGTTTCTACCTGCTCACCTGTCGAATTAGTGGTTTTTGTGGATGTCATTAAGTAAACTAACTGATCCATTGCCCCGATGTCAAGGAGTAGTTTTGCCAAATTTGCCATGCCTTACCTGATTGTCCGGTTAAACATCGCAAGCGCATCCGCCGACCTTTGCCGGTTAGTAGCCCCACCTGGTATATCTTCTCTGTTTTCATACATATAGGCTATTTTTTGTAACATCGCCTGCATGATCGTTTGAGGTATTCCCGTTGCCGCCGTTGCGCCCGCTATGTAGATCACTTTCACCTTGTTTGGTATTTGATCGTCTGTAGTAGGCCACGAAGCATTACTTTTTAGGACTATCCTGCAAGGTTCGCTCACCAAGTCTGTCGTGTAATTTGATGACGCCCAAACTGAATAAGAACCGCCTGTGTAATACGAAACTGACGTAATGCTTTGAATCGGAGACAGAGTGAGGTTAATCACGTTGCCACAAGGGAAAAAGTCAAAGTATTCCTCAATCGTTTGTGTTAGCAAGGCTTTGCCTGTTATCTGTTCCGCCCACGTCCTGGCATTTTTTATCATATCCGCCAATAGCGTGTCCTCCGTTGTAACAGACTGCGCAATCTTCAACCACGTTTTAATGTAGGCCGTTGTAAACGGTTCTAAAACCGGCGCTGTCGCTACTTTGTATGCCATCGCTTTTCGTCAGGTTGTAAAATTGCCTTTTCTCTGTTGTAAGCAGGGGCAACGGTAATCTCTAAGGCTTCACCACGAATTATCATGTTCGTGGCTTCTTCTTCGTTTAGGTCGTATTCAACGCCGCGAATAAAGCCGTTTTTCGTTACCGTTGCCCTGATTTTCATTATGCCTGCAGGAGTGGTTTTATAGCCTCTGTATTGATGAGGTTGCCGTCGAGCCGCGTGCGACCCATAAAGCCTGCTAAATCCTTATCCCAGTATACAGAATCGTTGCGTTCAATTGTTACGCCGGAAATTCTACGGATCACATACTTTGAAAAGTCACCAAACCAAATGTGTTTTGTGGCCGTCACTGGCAGGCCGTTTGAAAGGTCTGGCAAATCATTGTTGATGTAAACCGGATAGTTCAACAACATATCGGGCTGTCCGGCAATTTTAAGATCGGCAAAAAGGTGCGTCGTGTCGGTCGAAAAGTCCAACGTACGAAGGTATCCAAGCGTGTTTCGGTGCATCATCCAGCCAACCCGTGCGCCGTCTGTGTAGTATTTGTCAACCTTGTAGGCCAACTTTACAAGTTCAGCCTTTGTGATCGCTGTGGCTCCTGCCGTAGTGATGCCGGTCGCTGTCGCTGTAACGGTAAGGCCATAAGGCTCGCCCGTTCCGGTTCCGTTTGTAAGAACCGCATTTACCTTGCGGCTGATACGTTGTGCCAACAGTTCTGCCAGCACCGACTGCAAAAAGTTTACACGCTCATCATTGATAAGCTCCCGCGATACCTGTACAATATTGCTGTCAATCGTGTAATCCGTGAACAACAGGTTACCAAAGGTTATGTCGGCAATCGTCCTTGCAGATCCCTGGCCTGTAATAGCGCCATTCGTGCCGGTGTCGTTTGCTGTTGGCCATTTAAGAGTACCGCCGATTTCATCAAGGTAAATACGGCAGGCTTCCATCATGCCACCTTTCCAGATACCATAGGCTTCAAGCTCATTGCTGAATGACTGTGGCACAATAAACCCGCCAAGCGAGTTTGTGGAACTGATCTGTGCGTTTGTGCCACGCGTTTCAAGCAGCCGCATTTCCTGGTCAGATAACCTTCCGTGCTGGGGCATGGTCAGAAAGCGCTTAAACGCGCCCTCATAGGTCATTTCACGGCGCTCTGGTTGGGCCTGATCGGCTTCTTTTTCGCGCCCAACCTTTTCAGAAGCAGCCTGAATTTCGAGCAAGCGTTTGTCAATCTTTTCGGCCTCAATCGCCATTTCAAGAGATTCGCCAATTTGGCGCAAGTCTTCGGAGGCTTTGATTCAGCGCTCATCTTTTGTTGATGCTACGCCCTGACGTTGCAAATCCTGCATGGCGCGCAACGCTTTTTCCTGCTCCTGTTGTAAGTCAATTACAGATTTTTTCATAATTGTAGTTTAGTGTTTGCGCCCGGATTTCTGCCTCTTTGAGTGTCAACTCCAACAGGAGCATTTCTTCGGACTCTGTGTTTATTTGTTCAGTGTTTGTTCTTTGTTCATCTTCCAAAACAAGTTGGCCGTCACGTACAACGTAGGTGCCACCTTCTTTTAATTCTGGTTCTTCGACCGGCTTTTCAACTTCCTGTGCCGTCATTTCAAGGCTGCGTTTCGCAACACTTGTATCTGGATTGGCTGGGAATGTCACGGGCGAAGCATCGAAAATCATTGCCACGTCGGTTAAAATCCGGTGTTCTTTTCCGTCTCTTTTTTCCCATCGGTTGCCAACCGTGCGGCCTGTTTCATCTTGCCGAAGCCGGAAGCCCCACGAGGATTGATTAATGTCGCCACGCTCAACAGCCACCCGCGCATTTTGCCCGTTCGGGCTGTCTGGCAGGTCAACTTCGTACCAAAGCCCCCTTTCATCAACCCCTACCCGCGCCGTATTGGCCGTTGTCCTTCCAAGGATGTTATTCGGGTCGTGGTTTAACAAAATCCGAACGTCTGACATGTTCGCGTTATCCAGCGCCCGGCGGTCAACTTCTTCCGTAAACCATCCCATATCGTACACGCTGTTAAACCGTAGCGCATACCCTTTGAGGGTTGATACGCCGTTTTCAGCCGCCCGGATTTCGATGCCTTCGGATACAAAGCGGCGCTCAACGCCGTTATCTATTACCGCTTCGTTAGGCTGCGGCTGCGGGTTGTTCTTGCGAAGTTCCATCAGGTTGTTTTTTACCACCGGCGCCGGGCTGTGCCGGTTTCGGTGTATTTTGATCTTGTTCCGTTTGCGTTTCGATTTCCCCATTTTCATCAACAATTGCCATGTTAACGGGAACCAATGGCTTATCCAGCCCTGGCAGTTTATTCAGGTTTTCTTTCTCCCTTGCTTCTTCCCGTGTCAACCATCCATTAAGAATGCCGGACGCATAGAAAGCCGCCCTTGCCGCCGTGTCACCACGAAGCAAGCCCTCGAAATTGTGCCTGAAAAAGTATTTTTGTGATTCCTTTTCGTCTCTGGTTAGCGTCTTAATAGCCAACTCCTGCTCTACTCGCTTTGCCCAGGGGACAAGGGTAAGAGTGACGAAAGCGGTATTCATCATTTCGATATTGTTGAACGTCGCCCGATCCATGTTTTGAAGCAAATGGATAGGTACGCCAAAAATCCGCCCCCCGGTTTCGTTCACCTGGAAGGTTCTGGATTCGTTCAACATTGCCTCCTCCGGGTTTAAGCCGATACGTTTCAAATCCATGCCCATATCCAACACAAGCGTACTACCCGCTTTTCTTGTGCCTGAAACCCTATTAAGTTTATCTGTAAGCTGCTGTGCTTGTACGGGTGTAATTTGGTTTATAGATGTTAGTACCTTGTCAACCGCCGCGTTATTATTGAAAAAAGCATTGCCGTATTTATTTGCAGCAATAGCAAAGCCCAGACTGTCGCTGTGGACAGTCGCTACATTTAACCCCTGCTTAGTATCGAGTGAAAAACCTTTGATGTGTAGGACTTCCTGTGCGAGCAAAACCTCTGTGCCGCTCTTATTTCCCCTCATCCAGTTCCACACGTAGAAATTTTGGCCTTGTTCCGTCTGACTGACTTGTACTTGTCCGATCATCAACTCAAAGCGAATTGGTCGGCCTGTGCCGCTTCTGTGGATTTTTGCAAAAGCATCACCAAAACAGGCACGCGCATACAACGCCTGCCAAAAATTGATAGCAGTAACGTAGGGGGAAGGTTCGCGGCTAATTAGGTAGTCAATCCTTTGTAGGTCGGCTTTTTCAACCGGACGGCTGCCTTCTTCTGTTTTCTCGAAAAGTCCTTTTGGAAGGCTGGCAAGCGTTTCGGATACTTTTCTGACTGCATCCCAAACGGCTGGCACTGACAAGGCGCTTTGCATGGAAACCGATATTCCAACGCCTGTCCAATCATTCGGCTGCCCCCATATATCGGTTGGGGTGCAATTGCCTAAAGAAATATTGCGGTTTTCAACGTCCGCCGCCTGTGAGCGTTGCGGGCTGCCCATCCATGCGGGCATAAGACGTTGAAATAGTGAAGCCATAGTGCAAAATTCAGCACTAATCAAGCCTAAACTATTACGGTGAGGTTAACTTCGCTCTTTGCGGAAAATTGCTGTTGTTGGAATACTGCCTTCGCTGTGCTGCTTTTTTGCGTTCTCAAAAGCGTGAAACGACGTGAACCGGCGAAGACCAAAAGGGAGTTCTGATTCGACTATTTGCCACGCCTCTGTTACGCCGTGAATAGCAGCCAATTCCCTGTGCCTGGAAAAGTAGCCCTCGTTGCTTAACAGGGCAGCGCGTTCGCTTAGTTGTTCAAAGTCGGTATCTTTCAATGCGCGTTAGGTTTAGGCTGCTCAATGGTATCAACTAAATCAACATAAACTTCAAAATAAACCCGTGTCGCTTGCTGCTCATCCGGTGCTGCCAATCTCACAATGGACAAAGTTCCGCTAAGCTCTACGCCATTTAAAAAAAGCATCCCTTGTTTTAAAATTAACCCGTCTGGACATAAATCATTGTCCTGTGTCGCCACAATTTGCGCCAATACAACATCTCTCAAATATTGTATAATTGTCATTTTTACCTGCCCTGGAATTTTTGTGCCATCTTCCAAGCAAACAAAATGAGTGCCTTTTTCTGTGAGTAGTTTGTATTTCATTTTTTTGTGTCCAAATAAAGATATATAAGAAAAAGCACGTATAATATTGCAACGTCTATACCGACACCTAAAAACCTGGTTGTCCAGTAAGCCATCAACGTAAGCACGAGCGCCCCAAACCCTTCTTTTAGCCTTTGCTCAATCATCTTTCCAGCGTTTTAATTATGTGATCGTACCTTAATTTGTTGATCTTCTGTAAGTTGTAATACTTTACAATCGCTTCCCGGCTCGCTTGCCATTGACTTGCGATAAAATCTTCGTTTGTGGTGAATTTATCTACCGCCCACTCCCAACCTGGTTTCCCTGCATAATTTGTGACGCAAATACCACCTGAGATTGTGGCCTCGATCCACGCAATATTACTTTTAGCGTCGTTAAACTCGTTATGCTGTAGCGGCTTCCACATCACGTTAAACCCGAACCTTTGCAGCCCCTCCATATACTCAATAACCGGAATACTTGCTTTTGGTGTGACATTTGCGCCCCGTATCCTTTCCGGCCAATATCCGAACATCACCCACCAATTGAATTTTTCCCGGTTTTCGGCGAACAAATTAAAGGCTTCATCTGAATTTATGTCCATGAAATTTGCAATCGAGCCGCGCCAACAAACAATGCCTTTATAAGGACTTGGTTTTGTGGGCAAATCCCGTTCCAAAACAGCATTCGGAATTACAACCCCGCGACCGTCGTAACCGTCAACAAAAGGCATCAAAGGCTCCGTGCTTACCCAGATTCCATCCGCCAAAGCATAAATTTTGCGCAAAGTGTCCGCATGTTTGGCATATTCAATTTCGAGCGGGTGCCCGGGTGGTATGCGCCAAAGATTGTCGTCCAAATCCAGGATTATTTTCTTCCCGAATAGATGGTTTTTGAATTTTTCCAGCGTTTCCAGGCTTTTAGGGCGCACAGGGCGAAACATAATGATTAAATCCGCCTGTAGCAGCTTTTGAAGCGTTACGTCGTTGCCTACAAATTCGACTTGGATGTTTGGGTAGGCTCTTTGAAGCTCGGAAAGCGGTCTGTAGTTGCGATACCAGGAGACCCCGTCCGGCGAAAGGTCATCGATAGATATAATTTTTATCACGCGCAATTTTTAAAAAGGAAAATAAAACCCTTTAATTTCGCTGCCGTTTATCGTTTGGTGATAATGTACGGGCGGCTGCATGTCGGGCCTGTGGTGAATGCCTGAATAATGGCAAATTAGTGATTTTCGCAGTAAGTCGGGGTTTTTAGGCTTCGATCCACGGTGAGCAAGCCAAGCGTGCCAGATCAAAACATCTCCTTTTTTGGCGTTATCCCATCGTTCAACCTTTGCGCCTCGCTTTTCGATTTCGGCCTCAAAAATATCATCCAGGAACCTTTCCGCCGTGCGCGGCCAATTTGGGCTTTGCTGCTCCTCCGGCGTAAGCATAGCCTTTACTTTTTCGCCTCGCATAACAGGCCATTTGTGGCTGCCGGGTACAAACTCAAATACTCCGCTGTCCGGGTGAATGTCATCCAGCGCGATCCAGACAGCTAAATAATGCCCGTTAACATGGGGCGGGTTTAGGTAGTCGTCTTGGTGCCAATTTCTTTCGGTTGAAACCCAATCTGTCAGGTTCAAATTCATACCCATTTCTTCACCTATAAGTGAATTCAGGATGTGAACCAAAGGTTTGTAAAGGCAGACGTTTTTGATTTCTTCCACCCTCATATATGGAGTACCGGACGGGAAGCCTGTCTTTGAATTTGAGCCGTTTGTGGCTTCGTACCGGGAAACGTAGGCATCAATGAGCGAGTGCGGAATGAAGTTAGGGCGAATTAAAACACCACGACCATTCCATTCATGCGCCCACCGCGTTTTAGGCCAACCTAACCCATCCCGATCCAACCAGGGCTTTTGTTCGTCCGGTATTTCTTCGCAGAATTGATTGAATGTCAAATGTTCGTTCATTTTATTCTCCATTTTGTTCGTCTGGAAATTTAGCCGGAATTGTCACAATGTTCACAACCGCGCTAAAAACTAGCAATATCATTCCAATCAATGCGTGCCCAAAAAGTATGGATGCAAACCCAAAACCAAGTGCAAAAACCGTAATAACAAGTATTGTAACTCTCATTGCAGTTTGTCGTGTGGATGTAGAATAAAATATTCGTTGTCAAACATGGGGCCGAGGTTGATGGGGTTAACGATTCCGCCCCCATCGCTTGCCAAAAATGAAAATGCGCTTTGGTCAAACCACGACCAAGCCAAAACAAGATTCCACCACTTGTCAAACCAATCAACAATGTAATGGCCTCCGTTTATGCGTTCGCTGTCAAATGCGAAAATATTGCACGAATAAAGCGGCGCAACCGGCGGCATACCTTCCTTCAAATAGTATTCGTATTCCTGTTTCAAAGGCTGTTTCCCGTACCGCGTTGTCAAATATTCGTTTTCAGACGCAAGGATAAAGTTGATTTCTTCTTCGATTGTAAGCCTTTCGTGGTGTACCTGAATAGCAATACCATACTTTGCCGCCTCAACCATTGTTTTTACAAAATCCGGGCTGGTAACTTCAATATTTCCATCAATCCAGATGTAATAATCATATCCTGGCAAAACACGGTGCGCTTGCAACTTGAAATATTTTGCTTTGAGCCTGTCAGGTAAATTAGGAAGCGGTACGGGTGTGTTGGCCTCTGTGAAACAGAAATAGTCACACGGTATGGACTGCACCGGGAAAGGCTTTGGCGTGTCGTGGCCTCCGAATATGGCGGTAATGACGGCGATTTTCATTTAGGTTCAATCGTTTTAAAAACGTCAATATCTGATACTTCGCCGGATTCGATCTTTGCCAAAACGGCTTTACACGCTGTTTTAAAATCTTCAAACCAAATTGGAACATGGATGTAAAAACTTTGCGCTCTCATTGGTTCTGGTTCTCCAATAACTTGCAAATGGGTTTTTTCGCCCCCATCGCTTGATGTTAGCCAAACTAATGGCTTAACAGAAAAAAACTCTTTCGAAACACTTGCAGCACCTAATTCCCGGTATTTGATAGGGAATAGCTCTTCATACAATTTGTTCACATAATCTGACACATACAAGGGATACTCAATAACTCCATTGCTGTATATGCCTACATACCCAGCACTGTTATTACTTTCGACTTCACCGTAAACATGCTTTGATGCATACCGAACCCGCGCCAAAACTTCAACCCCTGACGGAATTAGCTTTGCAAGGTGAAACCAAAGCCCCGCATCTGCAATGATCTGCATTTGGTCAATCAGGGCGGTTTTGATGAATATTGATGCTTTCATTTAGGATATTGTTTATGCCTTGCGTCAATCCGACTTTCTTTCACCAACTGCCAGCAACAGAAAAGCGCAAAAATGCCGAGGCAAACCATTGAAAAAGATGCTGAAAGAATTAATATGTTATTCATAATATCAGCTTTTTAGGCTGTAAATCAATGACAACTGTATAGCCGTTAGGAACCTTATCCGAAACGGCCTGCACATGACTTACGTGCCAATTGTAATAGTTGCACATCCCTACAAATGTCTCCAAAGTCCACCGCGTCCAGTGCCGGTGATCGTCAACCTCCGGCGGCGGTATTTCCCCGGTGTGGCGCTGTACAAGTTCCTGCAAGCCAGTTATTAACTTGCCCCTGTCGCCGGGGTCTGCATCTGGAAAAGGACATACGATGAAAATGTAGTCAGTAACCACACGTATCCATTCTTTTATCGCTTTGATAGGGTCGAAAAAATGCTCAATGACGTGCGAAGAAATTACGAAACGGAAAGACTTGTCATCAAACGGCAATTCGTCACCGTTGGCAACCACGTCAACCGGGATGGCTTCGCCACAAAGCCGGACTTCTTCTTTTTTGAAGATCGTGTCCATGTCGGCGGTGTAGTCAACGTTCCAAATATCAAGCCCCCACGTATTGTGATAACTTTCTCCAATTCCAAGCCCCGGCGGGTAGTCTTTTCTAATAGGAGTAAGGCCATCCAGCAACTTGTGAGCAAGTTCGCTTTCTGGAAAATATTTACTGTGATATATTGGCATAAATGTTAAGGCTGTGTCGGTTTTTGCGGAGCTGGCTTCTTTGGCTTTTTAGGTTGGATTCCCTCTGTCGTCTTGTTAAGCGCACCTGTAACCCGCTTCATTCCTTCAATCATTTCATCCGCTGTATATCCAACTTTTCCCATCTGACGAAGTAATCCACGGTTAAAATCCTTACCCTCATTCAATGTTTTAACTACAACTTTTTCGCCCGCACACTCAATCGAATCTTTCAGCTTTTCTTCATCCTTTTTTCTTAGCCTGTCAATTGGCTTTTGGATAATTTCGCTGTGGTATTCGCGGGCTTTGCGCCTTTCTGCCTCTTCCTGCGTAAGCATGGTAGCTGAAGACATTTTTTTCATAAATTCAGACCATGTAAACCCATCCATTTCCGGCCTAACCCTGTCAAGAAAATCATCGACCTGCAATTCCAGTAAAGCAACACGCTTCGAAAGTTTGGAAAGATGCTTTGTACACTGCCAAACAACAAAAGCCAAAATCACAATCAATGTGGCGTTAACTATGTCAATCATTTGCCGTAAATTTAAAGTCA